GACCAGTTACGGCAATCAACACTTTGAAGATGGTGAAGTATTTTTACAAGGACTTACAGATCCTAACTACATAGACACAGAAGGCTATCCAGATGCCGCAGAACTGTTATACTATCATAGTGCAACAGGACATTATCCAGATGAGTTAGAAGAAGCCAAAAGTTCACCAGGCAGAGTAAAACGTGCAGGTGCAAGTTGCAAAGGTTCAGTAACCAGTTTACGCAAAAAAGCAAAAAAGTACAGCGGTGAGAAAGGCAAAATGTATCACTGGTGTGCCAACATGAAGAGCGGTCGCAAAAAATCCTAAATAAATAGTCGTATGCCCGACAAAGAAAAAATTTATATTGATGATGCTTTAGACTATACAGGGCAATCTTGGATTGATAAAGTACTATTACATCAAACAGGCAAGTTAGAGGGTATAGAAGAGCACCCTGACGACACTTTACAAAAAATATTTCAATCTATAACAATGAGCCATTTACATAATGTAGGAGACTCAGAACCTTTTAAATTATCTCAATATTCTGATTACTCAGTTCAATATAAATGGTATCCCTCAGATACTGAGGAACAGTTTAATTTAAATTGGGAAGATCCTGATACTAGGGGAATATTATACAAATATAATTGGGCAGATAAAAATGGTAAACCAACACCAGTGCATTATGATTTAAATGAATTTGGCTTTAGATGTAAAAATTTTAGTGAAAAAGATGGTATTTTATTTTTAGGATGTAGTTTAACATTCGGTGTAGGAGTAAGACGCGAAGATACTTGGACACAAATAGTAGCAGATTATTTTGGATTAGAGAATTGGAACCTAGGAATGCCAGGTAGAGGATTAGATTCTATTTCATTATACTGTAGACTATTTTTAGATAATCTAATTCCTAACATAAAAGCAATCTGTATATACATGCCGCCTCCTGGTCGTTTAAGTATTTTTATGGAAACAAAACTAAAAGGTCCTGAAGTATCAAATACAGCACCCTTAGAACTTGCACATCTAAATGGCATGGATTGGAGAAATGATGATTATTGGGACAAACCCTTACCTAGACCTATTTATAAAGACTTTTGTAGAAATAATGTTTCCGAAAAAGATTTATTTTACAACTGGATGTGGAAAAGAGAAAATACTTTTTATAATGAACTGGCCTCAGTTGCTATGATAAAAACAATAGCAGATGAAAGAGGAGTTCCATTAATGATATTAAATACTTTTGATAGTATATTTCAAGACAATAAAGATCTAGGTAGAGATTTATTGCACCCAGGTATCAGCAATCATAATGCACTTGCTGAAAAATTTATACTAAACTTAGAAATAGATAAATAGTATTATGCTTATAAAAGATGTCATTAATGAAACTTCAGCAGGTGGTATAGCATCAGTGGCAATGCCTATGGGCAAAATGATTAAGCGACCTAATCCTAGTGTTTTTTCTAAATCTAAATCTAAATTAAAGAAAAAGAAGAAGAAAAAGCAAAGTGAGTCAGTATAAACCAAATCTAACATTAGAAAAATTCTATAGTGCTATATCTAATAGGCACAATGTATGGGAATCAAATATAAACTCTGGTTATACCCATTATAAGTTTATATCTCCTGATGATGAAGATACTTTTAAAAATAATTTAGAAAAAAATTATAAAAGATTACTTGATAATAATTGGCTAGATTCTAATAATAATATAGTTGATATAGATTATAGAATTAATAAACAAGGTTTTAGATGTGATCATTTTAGTGATGAAGAAGGTATTTTATTTTTAGGATGTAGTTTCACATTTGGAGTTGGTTTACACGAGCACCAAACTTGGGCATATAAAGTTGCAGAGCATTTTGGTGTTAAGTGTTGGAATTTAGGAATTCCTGGACATGGATTAGATCTACATTCATATTTTCTACAGTATCATTTAAAAAGTGAACTTCCAAATATTAAAGCAATCTGTGTATTAGAACCCCCGCCAGATAGAATTAGTTTAATATATGAGCATGACAATGAATTAGCATTACTTGATTATTTTACTTTAATTCACGCCAATACACAAGACCAAAAAACATGGACACATAGAGATTTTCTTCATTCATTGGAACTTACATACATTATGAATAATTTAAAAAATTTAAAAATTATAGAAGATTATTGTTTAAAAGAAAATATAAAATATGTAAATTTTAATTCTATGACCATATCTTTTAAAAAAGGATTTGATAGCCGTTTTATTCGTAAGGGAATGAATAAAGATACATACGAAAAATCTTTTGCAAGAGACTGTCAGCATCACGGAGAGTCTGAAAATACATTTATAGCAAATCAAGTAATAGAAAAACTAGATAAATAGTTATATGAGAGCAGTCAAAGGTAAAAATAATTTTTTAAGTCTTATAAACAATCCAGAAACAGCATTGTTCAATAAATGCGATATGGAAAAGTTTCTAGACGTAAATACATTAAGTGAAAGAGAATTATATATTGCTGAAGAACTCTATAAAAGAGATGTTTTAAGAAAAGTTCGAAAAGGTGAAAAAATTGGCTACAAAACGTACATACAAAAACAAAAAATATAATAAACCTCATCTTGCGAAAAAATTAGATAAAATGGCAAGTAATATTGCTAAAAGAGGTGTTTATATTGTAGCAAAAACTGATCCAGGATACAACATACTAAATTATATTACTAAAGAAGTTGTAATAGAAAACATTCCATTTAGTAAAGTTGCTAATGAAGTCAATAAAGAACTTAATAAATCTAAAGAAAAAGTATCTATGCGTAATTATCAAGGTCACATAGATAGGTACTACAAGCATTATAATGATATACAATTTTATAGACATACTATAAGGACTAGTAAAGATATAACAAAAGTATTTTCAGCAGGTTGTAGAATGCAAGATTCTATACACATGTTGAATATAGCCAAAGAGCATATACGAAGTTTTTAAAAAAATTCTACATAAATGATAAATAAGACTATATAACAAATATAGTTTAGGATATTATCATGCAAATAAAAGATTTTAATTTACAGGGTACAGACAAGATCTCAAAGATCAATGCTGTGCTGAAAGAAGAATTTGGTATGAGCATTTCAGCAGGTTTTCCTAAGAAGGAAAAATTAGAAACAATTAAAGAAATGTCTGAAATGGCCATCATCAAATTAAAAGATACTTCAAAGCATTTTCAGTTAGAGCCTGAATACGCAAAGTTTTTAGGTGTTAAAGACGTTATTAATACAATGCTTGCCGAAGGACAATATGCAGAATCACCTGCATACGAAGGAATGAAAGAAGAACTCTATGCGAGTGTTAGAAAACTCATGGATAGTGGTTGTACTAATGAAGAAACAGTAGCACAAACAATGAATGAGTTTAGAATGAATCCTAAATATTGTTATGATGATAATCACATCAAACCTCTTGTTATCAAAATGGTAAAAGAGTATATGGATGAAAATTCTGCAGGAACTATGCTAGGTGCTATTGGTGGTGCCGTGGGTGCAGGTGCATTAGGCGGAGCAATAGGCGGACCAGTTGGTGCGGCTTTAGGCTCAACAGCAGGTAAAGTTGGTGGTGCAGTTGTAGGCGGTATAGCCGGAGATAAACTTACTGATTCTGTATTAAGAGGACTTGCAGAAGAAGTAGGTATTGCAGTAGAAGACTTAGAAAGTTATGATGCAATTGAAGAAAAACTTGACTTATTTGCAGAAGTCTCAGGTAAAAGCAGAGATTCAGTTATAGGCTTCCTAAACGGCCTAGAAGAAGATGCTTTACCTAGAGGTATCCAAATGTTTGGTAAAAAGATTGCAGAACGTAGACTAGAAGACAGCATTCAATATATGTACAAACTACAAAAAGATGGTAAGAGCATAGAAGAAATTGCTAAAGAACTAGATATGAAACCAGAAGAAGTTAAAGATGCAATGAGTAAAACAGCAGAGTCTGTAGAGGAAAACAAAATGAATATGTTTGATGATATTATAGCAGACTTACTTTCAGAGGAAGTCAAGGTAGAAGAAGCAGAAGTATTAATGGCTGTAAGAGCATTAGCAGATGACATTCAAGACCAAGTTGAAAGAGTTGGAAGAATGGTTAATGAAGATTTACCAGCGATTGCAGATCAAATGATGTCTGAAATGGGTGCTCAACAGGCGGCTCAATTCAAAGACAGCATGGAAGGAATTTTATCAGGACACTTAGAAGCCACTAAGGCAAGTAAGGATAGCATAGACGGTATTATTGGCGGACTTACAGGAGAAGGCAGTATGGGTTCATTAGGTGACTTAGCAGAGCCTAGCATGGACGACGAAATGCCAAGCGACTTAGCACCTGAAGAACCAAGTATAGATGATCTAGCAGTAGATGATAATGTACCAGCGGCGGCAGGCCCAATAGATGAGCCATTAGGTAGAGCACCTATAGAGTCTTAAATGAGATTAAATGAACTTATACAGGAATCTTACGACGATAAACTGATATCAGCGGTAAGTGACCTTTTGGCTATTGCAATGGCAAAAGGACTTAAAAAGGTTTCTATGGCAAAGTTCGAAGAAGTTTTAGCAAAACAGGGTTTCCCTGCTAGTGTAGAAGAAATTATACAAGCGGTAGATCAAAGTGGTTTTGCATCATCAGTAAATAAAGTTGAAATTATACCTAGTTCAGAATTAGGAATTGAACCTGAAGAAGAAGAGCCAACTGTTGATGTTGGTGATATGGCAGGTGACCAAGCAATGAGTGATATTAAATCGGAGTTATAATGGCAAACATTTTTACAAATGCTACTCAGGCAAGGAAAGATAGTAGAAATAATGTTACTGTACATGGCGAAGTAACAAGTCTCGAAAGTAAAGTTCTTGCAAATATAGATGCTGGTGTACTATATGCAAATGTATCTGCTAATACAACAATGACAACTAGTAATGCGTACTATAATGTATGGAACGGTATTACAACAGACCCTACGAAATTAGATCAAATTAATTATGTTAAAAAACATTTTGTTGATTTAGGCTACGGTGTAAGCATAACTACAAATACAGAATCCAATAATACTATCGTTTGGAATATATCCTGGTAAATATCTTTACTTAACAAAGTAAAAGATAAATGCTAAAAAACAAATACGAATACCCTAATCTCAAACGAGTACAAACCAAAAAAGGCAGACAATATGTAGGAGAGGACAATAATCCTGTTCCTAGTGTTACTACTATCTTAGGAGACACAGGAGATAAGACTGCTCTTATAGCCTGGCGTAAACGTGTAGGAGAAGCAGAAGCAACTCGTATAAGTACAGAGTCTGCAGGACTTGGAACTAAAGTACACAATGCACTAGAAAAATTTATACTACAAGAAGATTATGAAATAAAAGGTAATAATCATATTAGTGTAATGGCTAAAAACATGGTTACAGAAATGATAGACAAAGGTTTATCTAAAGTAGACGAATTATATGGTGTAGAAGTTGGTTTAATTGCAGAAGGATTATATGCAGGTACGGCAGATGGAATAGGCATGTGGCAAGGCGAAGAAGCAATTATCGATTTTAAGACTGCAAAGAAAATTAAAAAACGTGAATGGATAGAGGATTACTTTTTACAAGGTTGTGCTTATGCATTGGCACATAATGAAATGTTTGGAAGTAACATACAAAAGGTAGCAATATTAATGATAGACAGAGAAGGCAAATATGCTGATTTTGTTATTGAAGGTGAAGAATTTAATGAATATTGTGACAAATGGTCCTCTAGACTAGCAGACTATTATTCCAAGTAATACCATAAGATGATAAATACTACTAGTTAGGAGACTTTTAGTATGGCAACATCAAACAATAATGTAATTGTTTCAAGAATACAAAACAGACGAGGGCTGAAACAGGACCTTCCAAATCCATTACGACCTGGTGAATTAGGACTAGCAACTGACAGTAAGCAACTTTACATAGGTGCTGATACAGAAATACAAGCAGGTGCTTATAATAAAATATTATCCTTAGAGAACACCACAGGTGCTCAGGATTCTATTAAAAGTATTGCCAATAACCAAATTATAAGTTTTACAGTTCCGCACATAAGATATCCTTCAGGTAGTTTTAGTGGTACAGAAAAAACAATTAGTTACACTCCTAGTACAAGTAAAACATATACACTACCTAATTCAGGTAGTGATACAAGAACAACATTTAGAACTACAGTTGCAGACGGCAACTATATAAATCTAGAAACAAATTTGGCATTTACAGCCAATACAATCACAGTAGTTAAAAATGGAGAAGTATTAAGTGGTTCAGATAATGCCACAGTTGCTAATTTAGTTAGTCATGATTATATATTTTCATCTAATACTGCATTAGCAAATACTCATACTGCTACTTTTAGAAACTTACTTACATCAACAGATGAAGTTGCTATTACATATTATGGCAATAGTGCGGTCATACAAGCATTAGACGGATTTAGTTCTTCAAATACACAAATAACTTATTATAGTCCTGATCTTAACTTTTATGATCAGTATAGTATTCCTGATTATAGGAAAATAGATGAGAAGTTTGTTAGGGTTTCACCTACAACAGGTGTTGGCCACATAGGTTTAGAGTACAAGCATATCTCTATAGTTGCTGATAGTACAGCAGATGTAACAGTTTCAGGATTAGGAAATTTAAGAACAAGTAATGCTTCTGATGTACAAAATAGTATTACATTTACACCAACAGGCGCATCTAATGTTGTAGTTACATTAGATAACAGTGGTGAAACATTCAACGCAAGTAGTTATTACAATCATGTATTTTGTGAAAACTTAACAAATAGTTGGGTAAATAATAAAACTATACCTTTAACAGCAAGTAATAGTACAAGTATTTCTTTTACTTTACCTTCTGGTAATACATGGCAAACTGCAAGAGCAATAACGGCGACGGCGTCTGTAGGTACGACTACAACTATTACAGGAAATGTAGAAGGCTTAACAACTAGTCATTTTGTCAAGTTTATAGGTTCTAATGCAACAGACTTTAATGACACAAATAAAATTTATGCAGTACAAAGTGTTGGTACAAACTCCTTCACAGTTACAGAAGATAATGTAGGTTCACCAATAACAACCAATTTACATTACATAAATTATGGTACTGATAATTCAGGTGCAAGCCTTGTTCAAGTATTTTCTGCTTTACATGGTGTTCCAAGTGGAGCAGATTTTAAATTAGCAGGTAGCTCAGCAACAGGGCAAGTTGCAAATGGTAATGCTACATTAACAGGTTCAGCAACAGATAATACATTTTTCATAGCACCTGCAAGTGCTGTTACTTCTAATGTAACTGGAACTGCAGACGTTGTTTTTGGTAGTGATACATCTGGAAGTGTTACAAATGTAAGAAGTACAGATTTAAGTTCAGCAACTACTTTATCAGAAGCGGCGGCAATAGTAAACAATTTATCTGATGCAGATGCATGGGAAAGTTTACAAATAACACCTGATAATACTAACAGGGTTTATTTTACAAGTAAAGCATCTAAGTCTTCGACACCATTTAATTTTAGATTACATAACGATAGTGCAGATACTTTAGGTATTTTACAATTAACAGACAGTGGTTATGTATATGGTAGTAAACTTTATGATAGAGATACTACAGTAAAAGCAAAATTAGAACAATGGCTAAATGCTAGATTAACTTCAAACTCAATAAATTTATTTGAATCAGTTTCAACAAACCAAGTATATGCAAGTTCAGGCACAGGCAGTTTAGAGTCCTTCCCAGTAGATATAGATAACGAATTCAGTGAAATGACATTTACAAGTAATGAAGAGGCAGAAAACTTTGCATATCTTATTAATAATCTATATTTTGCTAAATCAGGATCAGATGTAAAAGGATTGCTTACTACAAAATTAAATATTGAAATCCTTACTTCTCTAGGATCTTCAGCAGGACTTAAAACTACATCTTTTGATGTTACTAATACAGCAACTATTAGTAGTGGTAACGTTGTAGCAAGTTCAGACTTACCAATAAGTACAGCAACATACGATAATCATGTTTTAGAATATTGTGTAAAATATGATGGAACATCTGATGGTAATTACAGAAGAACAGGTACAATATATCTAAATGCTTTTGAAAATAGTGTTACTGGTAATTCAGATGTTGTAATTCAGGATATAGCAAGTGATGTAAGTGATACATTATCTGGTAATGTATCCTTTGGTGCTACTTTTGATTCTGGTAATAATTTAATTACACTAACAGCAGTTAATACAACTAGTAAAGACCTAACAATGAATTGGGTACAAAGGCGTTGGAGTTCCTAATTGTAAATGTTTCATAAGAACTTATCTGGATCAGAAAGATTAAGTATATGGCGCAACGTTAGACAGAAGACTCACAACAACATTTTAGAAGTATTAGAAGATTTTGCTACTATAGTTCCCCTACCAAGATACTTAGACTACTACACACCCAGTAGTTGGCCTAACCCTTTTGAAATAGTAAATGAAGGATACCTATGTCAAAGTGGTGTTAGTTTAGTATTGTTATCTACACTTATAAATAAAGATTTCATATCTAAAGATACAATACAACTTCCAGTGATAAGTAATAACATAACAGGGACATCAGGACTGGTTATATATGATAGAGATGTAGTATATAATTTTACGCCTGGAGAAATAGTTTCATGGGAATATGTAAAAGAGAACGCCACTATATTCCAAATTCATAAAACATTTGAATTAGCATAGAAACTTATTGACATTTATATAGTTTTATATTAAAATGATATAGAAATAAATATATCGTATAAACAGACTGAGGACACACATGCAAGTTAAAAAGAGAGACGGCACACTTGAAGACTTAAACATAGAAAAACTACACAAAGTTGTCATGTACGCCTGTGAAGACATTTCAGGTGTTAGTGCCTCAGAAGTAGAAATCAATAGTCAAATTCAGTTCTTTGAAAGTATTGCAACAGAAGATATTCAAGAAACACTTATTAAAAGTGCCGCAGATTTAATTTCAGAAGAAACACCTAACTATCAGTATGTAGCAGGTAGACTAATTAACTATCATTTGCGTAAGCAAGTTTATGGAGAGTTTATACCTCCTTGCCTATGTGATATAATTCAAAAGAATATAGACGCAGGATTTTACGATGCTGAATTTACTGAACTATATACAAAAGCAGAAATAGATGAACTTAACTCTCATATTAAACATGAGAGAGATGAAGTTTTGACTTATGCGGCTATGGAACAATTCCGTGGAAAGTATCTAGTACAGAATAGAGCAACAGGTGAAATATTTGAAACACCGCAAGTAGCATATATGATGATTGCGGCAACTTTGTTTGCAAAGTATCCAGCAGAAACAAGAATGAGTTATGTAAAAGCATATTACGATGCTATTAGCACATTTAAAATTTCTTTGCCTACGCCTGTTATGGCAGGTGTAAGAACGCCACAAAGACAGTTTAGCAGTTGTGTACTTATAGAAACAGACGACAGTTTAGATAGTATCAACGCAACTAGTAGCAGTATTGTAAAGTATGTAAGTCAGAAAGCAGGTATAGGTATTGGTGCAGGAAGTATTAGAGCAGTTGGTTCTAAAATTAGAAGTGGAGATGCTACCCATACTGGAGTTATTCCTTTCTATAAAATGTTCCAGTCAGCAGTAAAAAGTTGTAGCCAAGGTGGTGTAAGAGGCGGAGCCGCAACACTATACTATCCTATTTGGCATTTGGAAGTTGAGGACTTATTAGTATTAAAGAATAATAAGGGCACAGAGGACAACAGAGTGCGTCATATGGACTATGGCGTACAGTTTAATAAACTTATGTATGAAAGGCTTATAAGTGGTGGAAATATTACTTTGTTTAGTCCTAACGATGTGCCTGATTTATACGATAGTTTCTTTAACGATCAGGACAAGTTCCAAGAACTATACGAGAAAGCAGAACGTATGACTAGTATTAGGAAGAAGTCTATTCCTGCAATAGAACTTTTCAGTGCCTTTGTCACAGAAAGAAAAGATACAGGTAGAATTTATTTAATGAATGTTGATCATGCTAATACTCATGGGTCTTTTATTGAGGACGTTGCTCCTATAAAACAAAGTAATCTATGTTGTGAAATTGATTTACCTACAAAGCCGTTAAATGACGCAAAGGATGAAGAAGGTGAAATAAGTTTATGTACATTAAGTGCAGTCAATTGGGGTGTAATTAAAGACTTACAAGAGATGGATAAAATTTGCAACCTAGCAGTTAGAGGTTTAGATGAATTACTAGATTATCAGGAATATCCTGTAATAGCCGCAGAACTTAGCACTAAGAAAAGACGCCCTTTAGGTATAGGAATAATTAATTTTGCCTATTGGCTAGTTAAAAATGATAGTAATTACCAAGATCCTAACTTAGAACTTGTTGATGAGTGGGCAGAAGCATGGAGTTATAGTTTAATCAAAGCAAGTGCAGATTTGGCTGTAGAAAAGGGTACTATAGAAGGTAATGAAGAAACTAAATATGGGCATGGTATTACACCTAATCAAACATACAAAAAAGATGTTGACGAATTAGTAAAACACAAAGAAAGACAAGATTGGAAAGGTTTGCGTAAGCAGTTAAAAGAAACAGGTATCAGAAACAGTACACTAATGGCACTTATGCCTGCAGAAACATCTGCACAGATAAGTAATAGTACAAATGGTATAGAACCTCCACGTAGTTATGTAAGTATAAAGCAAAGTAAACATGGGGTATTGAAACAAGTAGTACCAGGATATCCATATTATAAAAATAAATATGATTTGTTATGGGATCAAAAGTCCCCACAGGGTTATTTAAAAATAATGGCGGTCCTACAAAAATACATAGATCAGGGAATTTCGGTAAATACATCTTACAATCCAGAACATTATGAAGATGAGAAAGTTCCAATGAGTGTACTTATACAGGATATCTTAATGTTTTATAAATACGGTGGCAAACAATTATATTATAATAACACCTATGATGGACAAGGTGAAATAGATATACATAAAGAAGATAAACAGGACGAATTAGCAATATCAGAAATAGATGACGAAGATTGCGAGAGTTGTAAAATATAATGACAGTATTAAATACAAAAAATAGAGTAGATCATACTAAAGTAAAAATGTTCTTAGATCCAACAGGGGGTCCTGTAGTCCAACGATATGATACTCTTAAATATAAACAGTTTGACAAATTAACAGATAAACAGTTAGGCTTCTTTTGGCGTCCAGAAGAAGTAGACATACTTAAAGACGCAACAGATTTTAAAAACCTATCAGAACACGAACAACATATCTTTACCTCCAACCTAAAGAGACAAATATTACTTGATAGTGTACAGGGTCGCTCACCTAATATTGCTTTTCTGCCTGTGGTTAGTCTTCCTGAATTAGAAACATGGATTGAAACATGGGCTTTCAGTGAGACAATACATAGTAGAAGTTATACACATATTATAAGAAATGTATATGCTAATCCTAGCAAAGTATTTGATGAAATGCTAGACATAAAAGAAATATGTGATTGTGCAGATAGCATTACTGAAAACTACGATAGACTTATAGAGTATAATTTACTTAGAGATTCAGGTAGTAAGAAATACGACTTATATGAACATAAAAAAAGAATTTGGTTATGTTTAATGAGTGTAAACATATTAGAAGGAGTACGTTTTTATGTTTCATTTGCTTGTAGTTGGGCATTTGCTGAACTTAAAAGAATGGAAGGTAATGCTAAAATTATAAAGTTAATTGCAAGAGACGAAAATGTACACTTAGCAAGTACACAACAGATGCTAAAATTTTTACCACAAGAAGATAAAGACTTTGCTAAGATTAAAAAAGAAACAGCAGAAGAATGTAAGCAAATGTTCATAGATGCTGTAGAACAAGAGAAGGCATGGGCAGAATACTTGTTTAAAGACGGTAGTATTATTGGTCTAAATGCAGAATTATTAAAGCAATATGTAGAGTTTATTGCGGCCAAACGAATGCACGCCGTAGGCTTAGAAAAGATATATAATAGTGGTACAAATCCTTTACCTTGGACTCAACAATGGATTACAGGTAGTTCAGTACAGGTTGCACCACAAGAGACAGAGATATCATCCTACGTTATAGGTGGAACAAAACAAGACGTAGATGGAGACACATTTAAAGGCTTTAGTTTATGATAATAGAATTAAAAAAATTTCTTAATAAAGTAGTTACAATTAAAACATTAACAGGATTAGAACTTATAGGTAAATTTATAGGAACTGATGACGACAATAAATTAATTGTGCTAACACATCCAAAAATGGTTGTTTTAACTAATTCAGGTGACAACCAAGACAACTCTATAGCAGTTGTACCATTCACATTTTCTTCTGTAACAGAGCAAATAGATTTAAGTACTGATAAAATTTTATCTATTAGCGAATCTATAAAAGAATGTGCTGAAGACTATCTAAAAATTGTTGAAGAAAAACCAGAAAAAAACAAGAAAAAGTAGATAAATACTTGTATGCCAAGTATATGTGGAATATTTTCAAGTGGAACTGACTGTGCTCTCATAATTAATCCAGGTGCTACATCAGTATTTGTTGAGGGTTCAGGAGTAAGTTTAATAGGAGATCAAGTTGCTCCCCATGGGGAACCTCCCCATACCTCATCTTTTGTAGTAAACGGTTCTAGTACTGTATTTGTAGAGGGACGAAAAATTACTCTTGTAGGTAGTGGAACTACATGTGGCCACCCTATAGTATTTGGATCAGCAACAGTATTTGCAGGCTTCTAATGCCTAATTTGGTCTCTGTAAAAGGCCCACACGCCAGAAACGATAATAACTTTATTCGAATACAATGGAACATGGGTAATTCATGTAATTACGAATGCGAATATTGTCCTCCACAATTACACGACGGAAGTAAACCTTGGCTTAGCAAAGATCAATATATAGATGCTATAAATAGGTTTTCTTCATATTACAATGGTATAGGTAAACGTGTAGACTATGAACTAATAGGTGGAGAGGTTACTGTAATACCAGGCTTTGAAGATATTATTAGAGCAATAAGTGAATATAATACATCTAGTACAGTCTATACAAATGCTAGTAGAACTGTTAATTGGTGGTCTAAGGCTAAGCATTATATGAATGCAGTAGTATTAACATTTCATCCTTTATCACAGGAAAAGCAACACTTTATAAATGTTATAAATGAAATAAAAGAGCATGTTTTTATAGATATCAATATTGCTGGTGTAGGCGGGCAAGTATTAGACTTAGGTAATTATGTAGAAGAATTAAGAAATCTGTTTTTAAACTGTGAGCATAATGACTATAATCATGTCAGTATATGCGTAAAGACTATGTATAAGAAGCTCTTAGGGCGTCATAGTAAGCAACAAACATACTGGGATTACACAGAACAAGAAAAAGAAGTCTTAGAAAGACCAGGAATTAAACAACAAGAAGTTAGAAGAGAATCCAATGTAGAAGATGACTTTCCTGCACCTGACCCAAATGCATTTATGACAGAGTTTTTATACGATGACGGAAGTATAGAATATGTTCAGGGCCATCAAATTATAGATAAAGGCCTAAACACATTTAGAGGTTTAAGATGCCATTTAGGTTTTGAAAGTTTAAATATAGATGCTAGTGGGGAAATATACAGCAGTTGGTGTGGTGCTAAAAACTTTGGTAACATATCTAACGAAACATGGGAACTGCCTGAGACTAAAACTGTTTGCCCTTTTGATTTTTGTAATAATATATCAGATATTTCTATAACAAAGACTCTATAGTTTGTTTTTTGCTATGTGAGAATGCACATAAAATACTATAAATGTTTGTATGATATTCGTCCCCATACCTAATTCTTTTACCAAATTGTTCTGGAGTCCAATCAGGTATATAAGCATTAGTTATTGCTGACATTTCTTCTATGCTATCAAATGTATGTCCCTTAAAAGAAATACATGGTAATTTATTATATGTTTTCTTTTGTCCAATATCAGGTAAAACTGCATCTAATATACTTACTCCTGTATCTTTTATATAATTTTTTAATAAATGCCAGCCCTCATTAGATTTTACAAGTTCATAGTCTATTTGTTCGTAAGTATTAAATATTTGTTTTAATTCTTCAAATTCTGTATAAGGTTTGTAAAAACAATTAAAATTATATTCTTCTACACCTTTTATATCATATAACCAATTTCCTTCTCTGTCTATTATATGATTTAAATTATTATATACACATACACCTGGATGTATTTCTAATGTATAGTTATTCTTTTCACATAAATCTATAATATTTTTTACATCACATAGGTTATATTCATATAGCATGTATTGTATTCTAGGCTTTACTTTGAAATCTAACTTTAAATTTTTATATAAAGTATCATTTACATTTGGAATAATTACATCTAAACTGTCTTTATAGCCATAAATTCTAAAACAAAATTCTATTTTATGTGCTAGTGTTTTCTTTATTTTTTTACTAAATCCGTTTGTGTTTATATTAACAACAATATCTGATTTTCTGCAAAAATGAAGTAGATCAAGTATTCTAGAATATTCCATAGGGTCACCTAAAATACTATAAAGTGTTATTTGTTTTGGGGATTCTTTTTTAAGATATTTTTTGAGAACTTCAAAATCTAATTCTTCGTTATCTATTTTTCTTTTCCCAAATCTATGAAATAACCACGACCCTTGTTCTTCTACACAAATGTACTGATTATTTTTAGATGTGAGATCTATGAAGATATTATCCATATCTCTATTTACTAAATTTTAAAGAATTAAATATTACTCTTTGGTAGATGTAAAGTTTACAACTTGGTCGTAACTAGACCCGTCCCAATAGTATTCAGGTGATGCATCTAATTCAGTTTCACTAGATGTATAAACACCAATTGTGTACTCTTCAACTTTGGTTACGCCACCTATAACACCTCTTACTGCAAAGTGATACTTTCCAGGTACAGTAACACCAGACATATTTGCTGAAGTGTCAGCACTTATAACACCTGTACTAGTATTAAATGTAGCAAACGGTGGTACTGGACTAAATGCTAAAACTTCAACATTAGAAGCATTTTCATTTAAACCTACATTAGCACTTCCTGATTGTCCGTTAGCAACTGTTAGTACTAGTCCGGACGGTACTTCTGATAATGTTACTTGTCCTGATTGTAAACTAACACCAATTGACTTTGTAAGAACATCAGCATTAGCACCTGTTGAAGTAATAAGGCCTGCATTAAATGTTAAATTTGCACCTCTTCCTCTATCTAAACCTTTTGCAACCATGAATGATTTAATCTGTGTTGATGTTGCAGTTGGGTTGTCCTGAATATATTGTGCTGAAAGACCTGCTATAATGGCAGTTGATACACTTGTACCATATGCAGATTCGTAATTAGAAACATTACTGTGATCAGCAATACTAACATTAGAGCCTAAAGCATAAATATCAACCTCTTCACCTAAGTTGGAACCTGCTGAACCACCTTCCCAAGTTGAATCAGCACCAAAGGCACCAACTTCGTAACTTGTATTGTATGCTCCAACTGTCATAACTTGGTCTAAACCTGCTGGAGAATAAGCATCTACATCAGCGGCATTGTTACCTGCAGAACAGACAACCATTAAATTGTGTGATTCCAGTTCTTGTAATTTAGCATCAATTAAATTGTTTTTAGCAGTAATCCAAGGAATACAAACAGCCTTTACTTTAGAAGGTGTGTTTGCATTATGGTGTACTAAAACTTGGTTTAAGGCAGTTATCATATTACCTACAGTTAATGAAGTAGTTGATGCATTCATAACCTTAACATTATGTACCTTAGCATCTGATGAAACTCCAATATTATCACCATTTATAATACTACACATAGCAGTACCATGACCTGTTGAATCTGCATAATCAGGGTTGCTGTCTACTTCATATAAACTATAAAGATTATTAATAGTAGCACTTGCTAGTTCATTATGGTTAGCATTAATACCTGTGTCCATCAAATAAATTTCAGAACCTGTACCTGTATATTGTGGATTATATGCAGTTGCTAAACTATTATCTACATCGTTGCATAAATGTTTTAAGTGATCTGTTGAATACTGCGATGATAAATTTTCAGTTGCACTATCTAAAGAACTATGTAAAACACCTGCTATCGCGGCAAGTTGTTCTGCTGTACAATCAATTTTATACGTTAAGTTAAAAGAGTACGTTTCCGTAATCGTTGCTCCTGCGCCTGTAATAGCACTTTGAGCCGCCGTTGCGTCAGCATGTGTTCCGCTATCTAATGCTACAATATATGCCGCCATTATGAATCTCCAAATGTTAAAGTTTATGATAACTAATTACTATATGTATTTATCAAATTAAGAGCATTTTTATTTTTTTATGGAAACTAATATACAATTAGGAAAAAATCCAGGATTAGAAATAGATATTTCTCCTGCATTTTATGTAAAGTTCTTTGCATCAAAGAATGACAAGTCTATAATTGCATGTGCTGATGAATTATTAAAAGATATGGATAAACTTAATTTATCTTTAAGTGGTGGATTAGATAGCCAATTTAGTTTAGCATTAGCAAAACATTTAGGTAAAGATATTACAGCATATACATATAGATCTATTTGGAACGGTACATTTTGTAATGTTGAAGATGTCTACATGGCACAACATATGGCTGATCTAAATGATGTTAAATTAAAAATTATAGATATAGACTTAGATAAATTTTTTAGTAATAATACTCATTTAAAGTATGGTAAAGATTATGCTAACCATAGTCCACAACTAGCAGTACATTTGTATTGGTTAGATATTTTGCATTCAGAATATAAAATTAAAAATATATTAATGGGAGGAGATCCTCCTTTATTTAAATACTCATCGTTACAATCAGGTAATAACAAAATCAGAATGAATGATACCTTTTATCATGATATTCTGGCACCTTATTATGCATTTTGTAATTCTAAAAATATTTTATGTTTAAGAGACATATATTATCATAGTCCAGAATTAGTTTATGCAGGGTTTAAAAATAACATTGATGTTGTATCTAAAAAGAAAATTTACATAGAAAATGATACTAGATCAGTAAAATTACCAGAAGGACAAAATTATGTATCTAGTAGTCCTTATCTTTCTGATAATTACATTTTTAAATATGAATGGTACAATAATATTATAGAAGGACTAGTACCACAAAAGTCTGAGACAACTGGTTTTGAAACACTAAAGAAAATTTTAGCATCTGAAAGTGGTGTATATAATAGATTTGATCAGTTATATAGATTTCCTATGCAAGATCAAGCAGTTGATAGTGTAAGAACTTATATAAGAAGTAATATACGCAAAAATATCAGAGGAAGAAATGTAATTTTACCAGAGGAACTTAATAAATTATTTAAAAGTTTCCAGAAAATAGTAGAAAGTACAGATTCATCTGCAGTAAATAGATACAATTTCGATTTCTAAAAAACTGCAAAAAACCAAATAATCCAAAATTGGCCTATAATCTAGGTGTTTCAAATATACCTGTATAAATACCGCATATATTATATTATAAACTGAAATTATATCAACCTCCCATCATGATTAGAAGTTTATTCACAATATGGTTAAGTTTGTCTATCCAGACATCCGATAACCTATTCGGTGCATTACGAAGTGTTCGGGACGTTGTTGACTGGGGCATTAGTGATGAGCGAAAAAAAATTTAATAAAATTAAAGATCAATTAGAACTTACTGTCCTGGTGACTTTGTTTATAGTATCTATACTGGCGGTATCACCGCCTGGTGTTTAACATTTACAGATAGAGAGATAAAAAGAAGTGACAACATTAATTTATAAATTAAAACATAATGAAAGTGTGTGTAAATTTTGTGATTTTGTGGAAATGTTGGCTATAATGGCCCTTCCCTTTGCAGTACCATTCTTCATTATGTATGCATCAGCAGTATAAGGAGAATAAAATGAAAAAATTATTTGCTATTGCCGTATTAGGACTATTTGTTTCTAATGCTAATGCCGATTGGAGAATGGAAAAATTTGA